GCCAACGTTCACCGAGTCCGGGGAAATCCTGGTACTCCAGGAAATCAGTACGGTGATCGAGAAGTTTCTCTACACCGTCTGACCAACAACACTCCAAAATGAGAGAGTTCAACTTCTCAAGATAGACGACAGGATCCTCAGTAGGGTTCCAAGTCGAATTGTACTTGAGAGAACAGAGGTACTTTTCCACGTCCATAGTAGCCACCCAGACTCCGGAGGGAAGCTGCTTGAATTTCTTCGAAGCATACTCCATGTCCTCGAGCTTGGTGGAATGCTGGACTTCTCCCTTGAGGAAGAGCCCAAAGGCGGGATAGTACTTGTATGGGTTGAACTCAGGCCCCAGTGTAGCCGAGAGATTGTCATCACCCAACAAGTTCCAGTTGATACTCTCGTCTGGCCACCCATCCTTGAGGATAGTGTACCAGAGAACCAAGAGCTGGATAATCATGTTGGTGAAAATAGTGGAGACAATTCCCGACTTGTTCCCCTTAAGAAGTAAAAGTGCAGATCCAGTTGGTAGGACGAGAAGCGAAAGCTTCATCCACATCAACAGGTATAGCACCTTCTCAAGAGGGACATGGGAGGGACGTAGCTGCTCATAGACAGCGGAGGTGGCATCGAGGCAGACAGGATTGCAGGACAAATCCATCTTGTACACATCGGCGCCCCACTTGTGTGGGAGTTCAGGCCCGTCCATCTCATCGGCTAAATGGTTCCAGCCCCCCCAAAACTGGGAGGCACCAGGCCAAAAGCCGAGAGACCAACAGTGTTGGCAAAGCTGATTGTACAGCTCGCCAAACACGGCCTCGTCTAGTGCAAAGTGGTGGAGACAACCGGCATAGAAAAGCCGGTAGTCCTCATCCTCTACCTTCTGCTTCTTGCGCATCTCCTTCTTCTGAGAAGCCACAAATGTGGGCATGATCCACTTGTACCCCTCCTCGAGGTAGTACAAAGTAAAGGTCCGGTAACGTTCAAAGGCGACCCCCTTCGTTGAGGCTCCAGTGCGGTTGAATGGATGACCCGCAGAAGCAGACTTATCACTCTTGTGGACGATAGCATCGAGCGGAAGCTCGTGAGAGCCTTGCTCGACGCCACATTCACGAATGAAGTCTACGACCTTGGGGACTACCCGATCGAAGAGGAATGTTTGGTCAATGGTCACGTGTTCAGTGGTGTCGTAAAACACCTGGTCGAGGGTACGGGGGAAAGAGTCAGTGTTCGGAGTAGCTAGAAGATAGGAGTCGTTGGCTTGCGCACAACCCCTACCTACTGCTGCGTGGAAGTACGAGGACTCACGCGGGCCAGGCTCCCGGTTAAAGGAGCGCCCGTCGTGTAGTCCACGAAGACGGAGCCTCTCGGCTTCACGTCCTTCTGGGAGGGAACGACTGGTTTCTCTGCTGACGTACTCTCCTCCTTGGAGGAGGACGGCCCAGACTGACCCAGCACTTGGGTGGTCTGACTTGAACTCGTGGAACCATGCTTCGCCTGCACGCCATGGACCGAGGGGCTCACTGGGGCAGGAGGAACAGAGAGCCCACGTCGAAAATCCGCCTCAGTGAGGCGGCCGGCGTAGTTCATGGCGGCCTTGGCGTCGCCAGCGAGGTGCATACCTACAAGCTGGGGACGCCCGGCAACGTACTGGTAAATGGGTGACCCTGACATGCCGGCGTCGGTGGAAATGCGGTGAACAATCACATCCGACTTGGAACCGGACAGGACGGGCCCGGAAGCAACACGAATCTCACGCTCCCAGAGGCTGACAATAACAGCAGGGATCGTCTCCGACACCTGAGCAAGCCGAACCTTCTTGAGGCGCGTGGGAAGCTCAGGGTGGAAGAACTGAACAATCGTGTCCTTCTTGGTGGAGGTCAGCTGGAAGTCTTTCTTCGCATAGTACTTGGGGTCAGACCAAATGGTGGCCAGATCATAGCGCTTGGGGTGAGTCCCGACGCGGAAGAAGTCGTACTTGTAACGGCTATCGGCGTCAGGATCATGCGGAGAAAAGCACTTGCCTTGCATGACAAAGCCCTGAGCAACGGCACGGGAAGGCTCAGAATTCATGTAGAAA